CCGGTGGCCTTTCAACGGCTGAACGAATCACAATAAATGTTTCTGGTGCTATCGATCCGGAAGGCACAGCACGCACAATCGTGGACACACTGAACAATTCTTACTATCGCGGCACAGGTGGTGCTGGCAATTTGGTCACGCCATGACCATTTTCAATCCTGTTTGGCGCGTGATCATTGGTGGTACCACATACACCAATTACGCGCTTGCCAATCTTTCCATCACATCAGGTCGGACAAACATTTATGAGCAAGCAAATGCCGGGTATGTCAATTTAGAGCTGATTAACCTTGATCAATCAATCATTGACATTGAAATCAATGATGCTGTTTCCATTGAATTGCAAGATTCGACAGCAACTTTTGTACCAATTTTTGGTGGCACAGTTGTGGAATTTGACATTGGAATTGCAACATCGGGTGTGGTAGGCATCAATCAATCCGTGTCGGTTACGGCTTTGGGTGCTTTGGCTAGATTGCCAAAAGTTTTAACCGAAGGCGTTTTGGCCAAGGATTTTGATGGTGATCAAATCCTGTCAATCCTCACCGATCTTTTGGTGAACTCATGGAACGAAGTGCCGGCAGCTTTGCAATGGAGCACATACGATCCAACGATTCAATGGCAAGATGCGGAAAACACAGGATTGGGCCAGATCGATACACCAGGTAGCTACGAGCTAGCCAACCGATCAGCATCAACGACAAATGTTTATTCTCTTGTATCAGCTTTAGCAACATCGGGATTGGGCTACATTTACGAAAACGCTCAAGGCCAAATTTCCTATGCCTCGGCAGATCACCGGTCAATTTATTTGGCCACAAATGGTTATACCGATGTATCAGCCGCTCAAGCAATAGCCAATTCGCTTTCGATCCAAACCCGAGCCGGTGACATCCGCAACGAAATTGTGATCAAGTACGGCAACAATTCAGCCAATGAGGTTGTGGATTCTGATGCAACATCTATTGCTTTATACGGCAAATTAGCTCAAATCATCACGACCACGATTGAAAATGCCAGCGATGCCGAGGATCAAGCGGCTTTCTACTTAACGCTCAGAGCTTATCCTCAGGCCAATTTCAATCAAATCACATTTGAGCTGACCAACCCAGAAATTGATGATGCTGATCGTGATGCATTGATCAACATTTTCATGGGATTGCCATTGCGCATCAATGATTTGCCGCTCAACATGTCAGCCGGCACATATCTTGGATTTGTCGAAGGCTGGACATGGCGTGCCGCTTACAACACCGTATCGGTCACGGCTATTCTTTCCCCATTGGCATTTTCATTGCAAGCCATGCAATGGCAAGATGTCTCAGCAGCAGAAACATGGAATTCAATTAGCGGCAGCCTAGATTGGGCTACCGCGTTAGTCGTAGCGTAAGGAGAAAAAATGGCAAATCCAACGAGCAATTTTGGATGGCAAATGCCGACCCCGACCGATTTGGTCACGGATTTGCCAGCTGATTTTGAGGTATTTGGTCAGGCGGTTGATACATCGATGGCTGATCTCAAAGGCGGCACATCAGGTCAAGTGCTTTCAAAAAATTCAAATGCTGATATGGATTTTGTATGGGTCACATCAGATGATGCCAACGCTATCCAAAACACAATTGTTGATGCAAAAGGTGATTTAATTGGAGCAACAGCAGCTGATACGCCTGCCCGTTTAGCGGTGGGCACAAATGGTCAAGTTTTGACAGCTGACTCAACCGCTGCAACCGGTTTGGCATGGGCAACACCAACTGTTTATATGACTAACCCACTTACAACAACAGGTGACACAATTTATTCATCGAGCGGCACAACGCCTGCCCGCTTAGGTATTGGATCTTCTGGTCAGGTTTTGACAGTTTCAGGCGGCGTGCCGACATGGGCAACACCCGCAGCTGGTGGCAATGTCGGTTGCAGCATTTACAAAAGCGGCAATGTGACAATTTCGGATTCTAGCGAAACTTTAATGACATTTAATAGTGAAGCTTGGGATACAGATGGTTTCCATTCAACAACTACAAACACCGGGCGCATCACAATTCCTACTGGCAAAGGCGGAAAATACCTGGTTGTCATCCGTGAATACATTCAAAGCAATTCCAGCGGCCAGCGATTAACTAGATTACAAAAAAACGGCTCGGTGGATTGGACATTTACGAATCCTCCAGTTTCAGGTGGCGTGACTGTTTTGACTTTATCTTTGATTATGTCTTTAGTCGCAACTGATTACATTTCATACAATGTTCTCCAAACATCAGGCGGTTCGCTTGATTACATTGGAGGCACCGAAGGCAGCAATTTCCAAGTCACTTATTTGGGGGCATAACATGATCAAATTCAATAAACCAGCAAATTTAAACGGCAAAGAGTTATTGGCCCAATTGAAAACACAAAATGTTGAGGTCACTGGTTTTCCATTTATTGATGATGAAGATTCTTTGTGGTTGGATATTGCCAACAAAGATCAAGAAAAGGCTGAAGCCGTAATTTCTGCACATAATGGCACACAGATTGCGCCCGAGCCAACTATTGCTGAAAAACTGGCAAGCGTTGGATTATCCATTGAGGAATTGAAGGCGGCATTGGCTTGACATTTCCACAAGGCACATTGCCGCGTTTGATTCAGGTTGCGCTCGCTGAGGTGGGCACGGCCGAAACCGGCAACAATGAAACCAAGTACGGCAAGCACATGAAAGCCGACAAGCTGCCATGGTGTGGGTCATTTCTCAATTGGTGCGCTGATCAAGCTGGTGTGAAAGTGCCAAATGTAGTGAGCACTCGTGTTGGAGCCGAGGCATTTCAAAAGGCTAAGCAATGGCACACAACACCAAAGATTGGCGATTTTGTTTTCTTTGATTTCATCGATGATGACAAAACAATCATCAATCACATTGGATTGGTGATTCGTTGTTCAGAAAAACAAATCGTGACAATCGAAGGCAATACATCTGGCCGTGGTGATCAACGCAATGGTGGCGAGGTCATGGTCAAATCAAGAGCTTTGGGAGCACGCTCGTTTGTTGTCGGTTACGGCCGACCAACTTATGAGCCTTTTTCTGGTGATTTACCAGATCGACCAAAAGGAGAAAAATGATGGATCAAGCAAAAGCAATCGCGGCCTCATGGGGTCGCTCATACATCGCAGCTGCATTGGCTGTGTACATGGCCGGGGGCGATCTCAAGGCAATGGCAATGGGTGGCGTGGCAGCTGTTGTGCCGGTCATTTTGCGTTGGCTCAACCCAGCTGACAAAGCTTTCGGATCAACGGGGAAATGATCCCGAAACTACACGCGGTAGGTTTAGCTTTGATCCTTTCGCTAAGCCTTGCCGGGTGTGGTTATCAAGGTTGGATCAGATATCCATGCCAAGAGTTTGAGAATTGGGAAAAGCCAGAATGTCAAAAGCCACAATGCAAGGTCACAGGCACTTGCACCGAGGATGTGATTGGTGATGGCCTCGAAAAATAAAGATCGATTAAGCCAAGAGGAAATCAAAGCGCGTTTGATGTTTTTGATTGGCGCGGTTTTGTCATTTGTATTCTTGATTGTCACGCTTGGCATCACATATGCATTGATTTTTGTCACCCAGCCAATTGGCGCACAAGCACCCAATGATGCGGCTTTCATTGATCTGCTCAAGACTTTGGCAATTTTTCTCACCGGGTCATTGGGTGGGGTTTTAGCATCTAACGGCCTCAAAGACAAGAGCAAATCAGAATATGAAAAAACCATTGACAGGCGTTTAGGCGGTAGCGACACGCCATGATTTGAGCGTGATTCTTGAATTTGTCGGCTGATCCTGTCACTCTCTCTTTCGGGAGCGAAGCACAGTAGTTCCCGAATCGGGAGCAATACAATGAACGAATTATCAATTGTGATCTTTATGATCATTGCTGGAGCCTTGTGGGCTGTTATGAGCTACGCGGTCGGATTCAAAGAAGGCCAGCGACAAGGCTATACAAGAGGCCGGGCGGTATCTCGTCACATCTCTCAGCTAAATGAGAAGGTGAACAACTAATGGCCGGATTTCTAGAAAACTACGAAGGCAACAAAGAGCGAACAGATCGATGGATCAAGACATTTCCTCAAGGCCGGCTTGAAGCTCACATTGTGGAATTCAATGCTGACAAAGGTTTTGTGCTTGTGCAAGCTAAGGCGTGGCGCAATCAAGAGGAAACAGAGCCAGCCGGTATTGATTACGCTTTTGGCTATCGTGAGGCGTACAACCCGAACATGAAACGCTGGTTTTGCGAGGATACAACCACCTCAGCTTTGATGCGTGTAATGGCCTTGGTTTTGGGCGGCACAGAAAAGGCCACAAAAGAAACCATGGAACAGGTCAAAGTCAATGATGCGACAAAACCTCAGGATTACGACTATTGGACAACAAAATTTGGCGAGGTGCCAAGCTACAAAACAGCCGCTGAAGCTGAGCAATCAGGCATTCCATCACTCGGGTCATCGATGGATGAGATTGCCAAGCAATTGGGTGGAGAGCTTGTACAAGAGGCACCGCAATGCCGTCATGGGCATCGCGTTTGGCGCACAGGCACATCAGCCAAAACAGGCAAGGATTGGGCTAACTATTCATGTGTCGGTAAAAAGCCAGATCAATGCGATCCGCTTTGGTATGTGTTCACCAGCGATGGAACATGGAAGCCACAGCTATGAGCGACTATGTTGAAATCATCTATCCACAAGAAATGAAAGCCAGGTTGATGTGCAATGGCGAAATCGTTGAGGAATACAAAATCGAGCAATGCGACAAATGCTCACAGCTAAGGCGATTGGATCATTTTGGCTATCAAAAAGGCTATGACAAGCAAGACAACATCATTTGGTTTTGTGGTGATTGCCGATGATCGACCGCATCGAGGAAGTGCAATGCATGATTGCAGCGATCTCACATTGCCATGATCGAAGTGCTGATCACAGCTCACGCATTGTGCGCAATCTGTCATGGTTTGAATATGTTGCACAAAACGCTGAATCAATGGTTTCTGAATGGGTAGTGGCCAAAGCTTTGGGATACGACTACACACCGGGCATCACATGGGATAAGTCAAAAGCCGATGTGGGAGAGCACATTGAGGTGAAATGGTCAAGCAATCCACACTCAAATTTGTGGATTCAGGAATCAGATCGACATGATCGTGACATTGCCGTATTGGTTACAGGCAACTCACCAAAAATGCACATCGTTGGCTGGATGCCCGTGGCCGTAGCTAAGAAACCACGCTATCGAAACGCATCACAAAACAATTGGAGCGTGCCTCAAATCAATCTGCAACCTATTGAGACTTTACAAAGGAGCAATTATGCACATCCTTCAATTTGATTGTTCGATCTGCAAGAAGCTTTACGGCAAGGCCAAGCAACGCCATGGCCTCAAGAAAGGTGCTGAATTAACAGAGCATGAGTGGTTTGCTCAATGTATGGGATGTGGCACATTTGGGATCAAGATTGTTGATGATGCGCGGATCGAGGAGCTTTCAGATGCCAACCTATGAATTCAAATGTGATCAATGCGGCACCATGGCAATCATCAATCGATCAATCGATGCCGATGGAGATGTGGATGCTGGCAATTGCATGGCTTGTGCGATTCCAATGTCACGCATTTGGAGCAATGTTGGAGCTGTATTCAAAGGCACCGGATGGGGTAAATCATGATTAAGTTATCCACAGGCATCATCCACAGGTTGTGCGCAACGCCCAACAGCACGCTCAATGTTGCATCCTATTTGACTCATTCGGTACGCTCCCAGCTCGTGGGCGAGCCGCTGAGGCGGATAGCTCGCAAGCGATGCTTGGTGCTATTGGCCGGGCTATGTATTGCATCAGCAACACCGGCACAGGCCACACAAGATGCAACAAAGAAACCATCAATTGATTCATTGAAACTGTATGCACACTCAAGGATTGTGAACTACAAAGAATTCCAATGCTTTAACACATTGATCACAAAAGAAAGCAATTGGCGTGTTGAGGCAATCAATCCAAATGGCAATCACTTTGGGTTGGGTCAGATGCGAAACACTAAATATCGAAACCTTGATGGCTTTCGCATGATTGATTGGAGCCTCAGATACATTGCACACAGATACTCAGGCTCAAGCTGCAAAGCCTTTGAGCATTGGCGAAAGCATGGGTGGCATTGATGTCACGCAATTGGAAAGGCGGCAGCACAAGCCGTTGGCGTAAGCTGAGAGAAGCTGTGCTGAAGCGAGACGGATGCTGCCAAATGTGTGGCCAAACTGAAGGCCAGATGCACATTGATCATGTGATACCTAAAAGGCTTAACGGGAGCGATGAATTATGGAATTTGAGGCAATTGTGTCAAAAGTGCAATTTGGTCAAAGGTGGTCGTTTTTTTGAAACGGACAAGACAC